GCCGCCAACGGTGTAGTTGGTGAACTCAGTCCATGTGTGCGAAGCCATGGTGTCAGTGGCGGCAGCGGTAAAGGTGTTGCTGATCAAGCCAAGGAAAGGTCCTGTGACGCTGTATGAGCTGCCTTTGAGCAGCGTGTCCAACATCAACTGTTTGCCAATAGCAACGACCAAATTGGGGAACTCATCAGTCCACTTCAGGTTGCCATCTTTGTCTCGGCACTCAACGTGGTACCAGCCTTCAACGCCCATGCCCTCGGGGATAGTGGCCTTGGCCTGCATTGTGGCAACAGCGTGGTCACCAAAGTTTGAAATTTCATTTGCCATGTTAGCTCCTAAGTGTTTGTGCTGCCGCCAATTGTCAAAATTGCGCTGGATGAGTTTGCAGTTGGGAAAGTAACAGTGAACGAGCTGTTGCATATTTTGTCTGAACCAAAGTTCAAAACAAATACTGCTGCGCCTGTCGTTGCATTGTAAACAAGAGCACCCCTCGCCGTAAACGATGCCGGGTTCCAAACAGCGTTGTTAAACGAGATGTAAGTGATGTTATTCACCGTGTCCTTGGTTGGGGTCACGGAGATTGTCAAAGCCTGTCCACCAGCCGTATAGCCCGTTCCAACTACCTCATTGGTTGAGGTATAGGTGGTAGTAGAACTTCCCAAGTTTGCGTTGGCGTTGTACAGCGCAATCTTGTAGGTGTAAGGTGTACCAGAAGAGAAATTCTCCAAACCACTCAACAGATTTTGCTGAAAACATGTGCAGTTGGTTTGAACGATCATGATTTAACTCTCAGTTTTGTCTGGCCATCTCGGTAAGCATCGCCACGATCCAAACCATCGCCCAAACGTTTAAGCTGCTGAAGAGCCTCTTGGTATTTGTCTTCGTAGTATTTCACCACATCTTGTTCTTGACGTTGGAACAACACAGCTTCACGCATTGCGCCATAGAAAAGAACTGGATCATAGTTATTACCCAACCAGCTTGTGCCGTCTGCGTTAGACACAGCAGTTACTGTAAATGTCACTCCAGAACCCGTTCCACCCAAATAAGCACTGCTGATTGTCAAAACATTGCCCACGTTGTAAAACTGTCCACCGTTTGTGATTGTCAAAGCACTCACGGCACCCGAACTATTAACTGTCGCCGTTGCAGTTGCATTGGCTCCAGATCCAATGCTGCCAGAGTTGTAAGACACAGGAACCTCTGTGTAATATCCCGGCTGATACAAGCTACCGCTAGATCCAATTGAAACAGTAGTAATCTGCCCTTGGACAATCGTTGCTGGGTAATAAAAGTAATGCAGTTCAACACTATAGGCTTGATCTGGCGTTGGACCCATGATCAAAGTCAAAGTGTTAGAAGCCGATGTTGAATTACCAAACAAAGCATAGTGCTGCGGCATTCCATATGCGGTTGGGCTTGGATAGGCAGCCCGAATGTAGTTCACATCTTTATTCAAGATGTAATTGTAGTTTCCAGATGAATCAATGATCGCAACTGAAAAACTCGATTTCCAATCCGATGGAAGCGTCAAATACTGGTTGTACTGTGTTAAGTTACCAAGTACGTTTTTACGCAATACGGCCAGCTGAACCGAGTTATAAATCCTATTTTCTGCTTCAATGACGAAGAAAGGAATATTAGCAACGAATGTCGCTTCGGTTGTTTCCGCATAGTCTTGTATCGCTTGATACAGCTGGACGTAGTTCATCTTGAACCTTTATGCCATTGGACCACGACTCATGCGGCCTTTGGTTGCAGCACCTGCACCACGCATCTCAATACCATCAGTTTTAAGCTGTGCTTCACCATAAGCAACACCATTTTTAATTGGGTCTTTAATGTTGACATTTTTTCCAGCTTTGTATTGAGCAAATTCACCATGCTCCATTACTTCATTGCCATCAATGCTTTTTGCTTTGTTGGTATGAGGCTTTGCATAAGCATCAGCGTCTTTGTTATTTTTGGCATGACCTGTATGAACAGCAGGGCTATTCTTTTTGGTAGGTTTGATCTGGGTCTTCATCATTTGCCTCCGTGCTGATTGTTAGCACGTGCCATGTTACGTCCAACAGATTTCATGGATTCACTAGCCACGCCAGCTACACCACCCTTTTTCAGTTTAGACAAGTTGGTCTTTTTGTTTTCATGCAACTGTTTGTCGTGCATACTGAAAGCCTTTTTGATCAACTTCTTGTCCTCTTTTACGTCGTCGTGTTTAGCCATGTCTAGCTCCTAAGTTGTGGTCACAGTGACTGACCCGATTGTAATTGCCAAAAGCAAATCATTGGAAGTGATTTTGCGATCAAAATGACTTGCTCCACCCACAGGGTTCCATCCCCATTGCGTTTGACGGCTACCGTCACTCACAAACCCTTGGTTGTCAACGTTGGTTACAACTGGATCATAAGGATTCGTAAACAATCCAGATGTGCCACCAGCTTGGTAGCTAACGTCTGGTCTAGGTTCTCTGACCGCCTGCGGGTCGTTAACCGGATAAAGTCCAAGACTCAGCTGTGGATGATCTGGATCCCAACACTCAGGACATACCTTGATGTTGAACAGCTTAGTCTTGATAATTTCTTTTTTTAGCTCTTTGAGCAAGTACCGTTGGCCGCAGCGGTCACATTCGGCAATCGCCCATCTGCCAGATGAGTACTTGCTAGGCATTATCTAGCTCCACCGGCGTAAAAGCCCATCCTCGGTACAAAACGAACAGAAGCCTTCTCCCGATCTTCATCCGAAGCCAAAGTCCACTGCTCCATGTAATCTGCCTTCAAGGCCATGATTCGGTTTGGATCAATGCCAGTAACCTTTTGCGATACGTAGTAGGACAAGCCGGCCACCAACGCATTGATAAATCTGAATGGAATGTCATTGGTAGAAACCCCACTACCCGCATCTTGCATACGACGCAAACGCCAGTACACAAACGTATATTGGCTGCCCGGTGCATTGGGTGTTGGCCAGACGTTGATACAAGGCAGATTGGTCACGCTAATCGCAGCGTTGGCTGCATGGGAAGCAGCGGTAGTACCAGCCTGTCCACGGTAGCAATTCAAAAGCTGTGGAGACGTTGTGCTGACGTTTGGATAGTAGATGATCTCTCCATCAATGGAGATGTATCCTGTGGCCGCCAAACCAGTCATATCTGACTGATTGAGCTGGATGGTGGTGTCTGTAGCACTGATGCCAGGCGTTGTGCCGTTGCCTGCCAAAGTGTAGGCTGTTGGGTTAGTTTGACCCGACTGACGGTTAATCCAGACTTGAATGGGACGACCCTGCGCCAGTTTGTTGGGCAAAGTCGAATATGTGTCTTCCGAGATACGGCTGATGTTGATGTCGATCTGGTTTTGCAAAGTGCCAGTTCGGATCACTTGACTCAACAAGTCAATCGTATCAATCGGCAAAGGATAAGTGATTTGGCCAGTATTCATAGGAATCTGACCCTCCTCAATCGTCCACAGGTTAATACCACGATTAGCCCATTCAACGGTGAGGAGGTTGAGTGACCGCTTGGCAGTCCTAAAGTCATAACCAGTTCGCAACTCGACACCGCACCGCTCAAACGCCTCTTCGATGAGTTCGTTCATATTGAGGTCAAATACGGATGTCCCAGTAGTTGTCATTTGTGGTGCATTTTCTTCAGGGTTTCAGCCAAACGAGCACGTTGTCCTAGCTTGCCCGGTTTATGAGCAGCCGCAGCAAGTTTCTTAGCTGGTATCGTTTTGCCCTCTTTAACACCCAAGGCTTCACGAAGTGCTCCAGCTTTTTTGATTGCGTGTTGAATCCATTTTTCAGACATGATTATGCTGCTTGTGGATCAGATGATGCTGGAGCTGCATCTTGCACCGTTACGGTTGCTTCATTGGTCGCCAACGTCACAGTCGCTGAAGCTGGGGTAGCTTCGACAACAACTTCGGGGGCTGGCTCAACTGGAGCAGTAACAACGGGAACTTCTGGTGCAATTTCAGCAGCAAACTTGCTGACAACAGCGTGTTCTGCGCCACCAACCTTAATGTTTTTGGTTTTGAGAAACGCCATTACAGGAGCTTCGCTGCTCAAAAATTGAGCAAAATCCAACAGCAATTGATGCTCAGCGCCTTGTGTGGCATGGCCAACGCTGCGGACATGCTTTAAAACACGTTCAATTAAGTTCATTTCTTTTTCCTTGTCTTAGCAGATTGGACAAAAGCATCGTGAGTAGGTGCTCCTTTGCTGCCGGGTTTACGCATTTTCTCACCCGAACCATGGGCGATACGTTGCTGTTTGGCATGAATATTGGCATACAAGCCAATGTGACCGCCACCTGCGTAAACCTCGACATCGTTCGGGTTATCTTTTCTATGGATAACCTTCCCTTTTGGCATCTTCGTGGGTTTTATTGAACCCATCCCACGACTTGCTCTCATTTTGCTTTGCCGCCATGGCACATCGCTTCGATATGCTCATGGTGATGTTTGTGACCGTGCATACCGCCATCATGCTCTTTGAGATGTTTCTCGTGAGCTTCATGTTTCATCAAATGACCGCCATGTGCGTGGTGGCCATCATGCTCTTTCATGAAATGATGGATATGCTCGTGATGTTTTTTGTGTCCGTGTGACATGATTGCCTCCTAATTAGCAATATTTGGTTTTGGTGTGGCCACGTTGGGCAATGCCATCAGCACGGCCAGAAGTAGCGCCACCATGAGCCATTTTCTTGATATGGCCACCGTGTTTTTTGGTGTTGACTAAAGCGCCAGTACCAATCGTGTTGCCCTTCATTTTGGGTTCACGATCTTCGGTGTGGCCACGTTTTTCAACTTTAGACTCACCAAATTTACCCAGTTTGTTAGAGCCTTTTTCAACATCAGACTTCATGTTGCGAGTACCCATGGACTCTTTTTCCTTGAAGTGACCACGTGGTTCTGTAGTGGATTCTGTTTTTCCACCATGAGCCATTTTGTGAGTGCCCTTGTGCATGTGCATGTGGTGCTCAGCCATCTCCAAGTGGTGATGAGCCAAGTGTTTGTGATGCTCTTTAGAGAGTCCACCATGCTTCATGCCACCCATGGCAGGAGCCACTGGAGGTTGAGCAGCGGGAGCAGCAGATGGTGTTGGCATGGCACGGGCAGCCATCATTGCCATCGCTGGGTTTACACTACGTTTTTTTGTAGCCATGTTAATTCCACCTTTTTTGAAATGTTTGCCTTTATCGGCTTCTGCGAAATCACGTCCCACGGATTGTGGAACATGAACCTTTTCAGCAAAAGCCTTATTATGAGCTATTGCTTCCATGAAGTTATGCTGGGCTTTAGATTTAGAGGGCACTGCGAGACTCCCTAATAAAAGCATCCAGCTTGTCGTTGAGCTTGTCAAAACGGCTGTCTATATGAGCAACAATTTTGTCCATCTCTGCTTGCGTCACATTGTCACGAGCAATTTCTTCCCGAGTCCGATTCAGCAAGATAGTAATACGATTCAATTCTGATGACTTTTCCTTCAGGTTCCAAGCAAGCAACCCGATGAATGTTGTCAACAAAACGTTCCAGATCTGCATTTCCATATCAACAATTCCAAGCCCTTAGGCTTTTGTTAATCCGGCTGTCTGGGTCTTTGGCTGTCTTGGTCGAAGTCAATTTCTTCTTCATCCCTTCCATCCTCGCGCAAAAAGAGTCCCGACGCTTGCCGCCTTCGGGTTGAGGGGGTTTTAAATTCATCCCCTCCTTCTTTGCGGAGGCTCGCCCTTT